ATCTTCACGGTTGCCAGAGGCATTCCTATATAGTTTCGTATCTGTGGGGGATGCCATGACTAGCACATTCTCAGACTGTGACCATGTTGTAGTCCAAGTGCCTAACGCACTACTCCAAGTTGGAACCACCGCCGCCCATGTTGTAAATGAGTTCGGATCATTTTCCGTGCCGTAACCGATATGCGCTAGATTGGGTAAATCTCTAATAGTAAACGCTTTGTTAGTCCAGTTCCAAACAATAGCCTTATTGCATTGGGCGGTGGCGCTCTCTGGTGTTGGAAAGCAAGCCCACATCTCTGTGTTGCCGTAGTCTGCAACTACAAAAGAACGATTAAAATTAGAACCATCTATATTATCAAAGAGGTAGTCTTTTATTTTATGTGGGAGTATTGACTGTATCCGTTGACCATCATTTATATAAACATCCCCATTACCAAGTATGAAGTGACCACCATCAAACTCAGCCACGCAGTTTTTAGCCAGAGCGCCAACAGATGGGGATAACTGCTTAAACGAAAATATAAACGGGGTTCCTACATAACTCATTATGTATACAGAATCCTCTTTATAAATCATAAACGAATCGCCAAGAGGTAGGCCGTCTAAAATTTTTCCTTTTGTGTCCTCTAAGGAGTATTCGCCAGCATCAGTCACGGCCGAAGTTTCATCCCATGAACTGGGAACAGTCTGTATCCCAGCCTCTGTAGACCACTTGACAACTCTGGTAAAAGGAGTGTCGGGGGTGGTGGATGAATCGTTTATGTTAAGGGCGATCAGGAAGGATTTAAACGCTCTTAACGAAGTGCATTCCTTATCCGCAGGCCAGTTAGTCAAATCCGCCATCAAGGTTGAGGTAGACGGCACACCGTTGGTTAAGGCCCAAAACTGCGGGTCATCAAAACCGTTAGCCATAATAAGAACTCCACCCAACACGGTAGATGACCAACCCTCGGCGGCTGTCGCATTGTACGCGCCAGAGGAACGAGTGATGTCGCTCCAAGTTGTTCCGTTATGAACATGGATAGCGGCAAGGCCAGCAATAATCCAATAAGAATTGGCTCCAGATTTTAATTGAATTATATGGTATGGCGCGACTGGGCAGGTAGCCATAACCTCCGCATACCCCGGAGTCTTTACAATAGCACCGTGTTCAGACCTGATATTATTACCATCTGACCAAACATTGGGGGGCAACTGCCAAGCATTAATATCCTTGACAATCCCAACCTCCCCAACATTGTCTACAGCAATTAAAGCCATTAAATGTACCTAACGTGATATTTATCTACTTCTGCATCAGGAGCGGTAGGCCAGCCCCAGTTGGTTTTATCTACAGTCCTGTCAACCGTTTCAGTTTCCGGGCCGATTGTTTCCACACCTTCATCATCATAGGTAGACAAGTATCGTTCCTCCTGTATCGGATGGTTCTGGAAGTTCCGCACTGCATCGACTGATGCGAATGCCTCTACACCAGACTCAAGGGAATTACCGTGAGCGCGAACCTCATTGCGGTAAGTTTTCCACTCTTCAGACATTACCGTACCACCATCGGCTTCGCGGATCACGCGCCAGTCGGACGGTGAGAGTAGTGAGCCGACATGAGACTTAATCTTTCCTATCAACTGCTCTTTCAACTGCTCTACATCTTTCTCAGTGGAGTCGTAAGAGATCACCCATTCGCCATCAGTGAAAGAGTAGGACTCTCTGCCAGTGTTGTAGTACCGTGAGTCAGGCACTTCCACCCTTGCTGGTGCAATGCCTATTGCCAGTAGTTCTGGCTTAGTCCATTTACGGAAGATGCTTGCAGGGTGTTGTAGGCCATTCACGGTTATGCCGCGAGGCGTTTTAATTGTTCCAAATGTTTCTGAGTACCACATAATTACCTCGCGTTAGATGTTTTGAATGGTGATTCTGCTATGGCGTAAAATATATAATCTGCTGCTGCATCGCCCCACATACCATTGTTATTTATCAACTTTATACCGTTAGACACAAAATCAACACCGCTGCTATGGGAATATACCGCATCACTAGCATTCGGCCTTAAAATTAAATCTGCTAAGTTATATGTATTTCGTTTGTTATCAATAATAGCCCAAGGATTTGTGGCGCTAGTCTCTTTAAACAAAACAAAGGCTGGCCTAAATCCACAGTAGAGAAAATTCATATCTCCATCAGACCCGGCCGCGGTGTAGCCAGATACCTTGCTGTAGCCGGGGATAGAATGGAAACAGTAGGCTATGTAATCTTCGGTATTCGTATTTACCTCTACACCATCTCCTATAGTAAATACTGAAGCACTTGGAGTTGTATCATTCCATCTGTCAACGTTGTCTGCTGTGGAACCGCTATCATTTAACACAAGATAATCTGTTTCTGGTGCAGCCGTATTTGACGCACAGTAGACTTGCCAAGCATCGTCCTCATCTCTGTTCTTTACAATAATTAACTCAGGCGCGGAACTTAACCCATGCCCAATCGTAGCCGCCGATCCAGTTCCAGTGTAGGATGCTATAGAAAATCCAGCCGTAGGATTCGCACTAACTGATGACGTTATGGTTCCATCAGTATTGGATGCAGCAGCGCCACCGGCAAGCCAGTTCCATGAGGCATAGGTTTCGCCGGTTTCATTTACATTGTAATTATTACTGGAACCGCCATACACAAGAGTAAAACCATCAGTTGTCACTGCACCTACACCGCCATCGCCATAATCTGAGGTGGGGTCCGCTTCTGCGGAATCAACATTAGAATTGAGATTAGCATTACTACCACGCACAGAGTCGGATAAAAAATGGTACTTTGTTTGAGAACGAGATTTCACCCATGACAAATCTGGATCGAAACCAACCCCAGTAATTGTTCTATTGTCAGCATCATCACCAGTATAAAGAACCGTATTAAAGTGATCTGTAGGTAAAGCAATCTCAGGTGACGGCAAATTTGAGGTGCATAAGGCCAAATAATCGGTAGGTGGTTCGTAATAGAAGTCACCTATGCTGTTACTGTCTTGGTTGCCTTGTGCTGTTTCGTTTCCAGCGAATGAACTGTCTTGGCCGAAATTCATTACTAGGGTGGAAGTGGTATTGTATGCTTCAAAAAAGAATGTCCAACCACCATCAGGCATAGCCGTCAAAAGATCAGTAAATGCGGCTCCTGTTTTAGATGCTCCACTTGTAGGATCACCACTATTCTGCCAAGTATTATTCTTTGAAAAATAAATAGCGCCATTATCCATATCAATGGCTACACCAATAATATCTCCTTGAGTGTAAGAATTACCATAAGAACTGGCAACGTTTCCTGTTGATCCTTTATTACCATCGGATTTGTAATTCTCATTAATAATTGCAGTGTTAGTGTTTTCATGTATGTAAGTCATTTCTGGAACTGACATTACAACACCTATTGCACACCCTGCACTAGCAAAAGCCGCCACATCCGTTTCGACATACCACTTGCCACTTTGTATACCGCCGATGGTTGCTATAGTGGGATGGCCCGTACCGTCTAATGGCGTTAACTCCAGATTTCCCTCACTTAAATAGTTTGAGTATCCCGCCCTTTTCCACAATGGATTACACGTAGCAAAGTTATTAGTCGGACTATCAACCATCTGATCTGTAGCAACCAGATTGGTTACAGAGAAATCGTTTTCATTCCCAGAACTGTCTGCGCCTAGTCCACCATCAAAGTCTGAGTGGATCAGGAGTAGAGTGTTTGAATCTGCGGTGAATGGAGTTGGGCTAGCAATGGTTCCACCATCTTGACCGAAAGTAGTGAAGGTTGAATCATAGCGACAGGTATCGGAGATACGGATTTCGTCAGCATAACCATTAACTGGATTACTACTACCATCTTCCTCGCAACCGAAATATAAAGATGCAGTATTTACATTTGGCGCGGAAGAACTGGTAACAGTTTTCACCGCTGTTCCATCAATCCATAAGTTATATTCTGCGCCGCTCCAAGTTAGTGCGACATGATACCAAGTATTTGTTGAAACAGAACTTATCGAATCGTCAGAGACTATATCCCAACTTGATCCATTAGAAGAAATATATAAAGCCCATTTACCAGCGCTAACATTTACGCCAAGTTTTATATTATCAGCAATGTTAGAAGCGCGCTTGACATATAATGTTTGGGTAGATGTTGTATCAAATCTCCACCAACCCTCAAGAGTAAACGCACTTGAAAAATCAAAATCATCTGAATCAGCAATACTTAGATAATCCCCAGTACCATCAAAATAAATAGAACTGTCACCAACCTTACTCTGCGCTCTTGTGTTGGTTACATCACCGTTAGCGGTTATGGTGTGTGCATCATGGGCGTATGTAAAGGAATGAACTTGGTAAGTTGTACCTCCATCCACATAACTGGTTATTGTTCCACCGCTTGCTTTAGCAGTAGTCGAGACGTATCGAATGATTGCAATACCAGAACCACCATTTCCACCAGCAGAGGCTGGTTGAGGCCCAGCGCCAGCATCCTGACCACCGCCACCGCCGCCACCGCCTAGTCCATCTGTCCCATTCCCGGCTGTCTCTGAAGCATCTCCAGCACCAGCACCGCCACCACCAGCGCCTCCCGCACCTTCATCATCGGCAGAAATTCTAGAACCACCGCCACCACCACCGCCGTAAGTAACGCTTGCTCCTGTTATGGTAAATGCTTGTCCAGCACCGCCATCACCAGCCTTGGAACTAGAACCATTCTCACCAACTGCGCTAGCACCGCCACCACCTCCGGGGTTATCGTTCGAGCCGGATGAATACTGTGTTCCACCAGCATTGCCATACCCAGTGCCGCCTTGATCTGTTTGTGTGCTGGTTCCCGCTCCCCCAAACTCTCCAGCACCTTGACCAGAACCACCGCTTCTATCACTGGTAGTACCACCACCGCCATAACCTATCTTGCTATCAAAAGTTGTATTCCCACCAGCAGCAGACGAACTTCCTGCGGCGCTTCCTCCTTGACCACCGGTTCCAACAACTACAGAATAATCTTGAGCGGTAACAGAATGACTTGTTCCATGCCATATACCACCTGCGCCACCACCACCACCGAAACCACTTTGTCCACCACCACCACCGCCAACTAATAAAACATCAACACTAAGAGTTTCTGTTGGGGTGAAAGTTTGTTCCATTTTGGAACTATCCTCAAAACTAGCCGCTAGTTCCGTGGATGAGTATTTCTGGTAGAACCCGTTAGTGCCGAATGTCAGATCAGATGCGTCTATGGGTTTCCATTGGTTAGTATCGGTATCTGTTTCACCAAAGGATGATGCGTCTAGGGCTGTGCCGTCTATGAAGTAGACTTCTGCGAGATAGCCGTCCATCTCCTTTGTGTTATTGTAATTTCCAACCCTATGCTCAACTGTAGTATTTATATTACCCGCGAAACTTGAAGACGGGTTCGTCCTTAACTGCATGGACGTTACTTGCTCTCCGTTGACATATAAGCGCATCCTGTCATCAGCAGTACCATTAGAGGTATCCCACACCGCAACTACGTGATACCACGCCCCCGGATCACGATATACTGCATTTGTCCTGATTAGGTAGTTAAATTCAGATGGGGATGAAACGTAGTTTTGAAACAGCAGATCATCGGTGGCGGTAAATTCGATGAGTTGCTTTCCACCTGACACTGGAACAGAAAACATGGCTTGCGCCACGCCATTCTTAGCCCTTTTTACCCAACAACTAAATGTCCAAGTGGTTAAATTACCTGCACCACCGGGAGTTCTGCTCAAATATTCATCAGCACCATCATCAAACCGCAACGACTGATCAATCGTGTAGTCTGCCGCCGCAGACTTGGCTAGTCCTGTTTGAAGTACGGGCATTAACTTAGGGCTTCACTTGCTGAAACATATACTGAGGTTCCATCACTGTAGTAGGAAACAAGGTAGGTTCCCGCCGTGGATACATCCCAAGAT